AAAAAAAGTCAAAAAAAGTGCTTGACAAAACTAAGATAGTTGTTTATATTATGTGAGTAAGTTATTAGAATACTTACAACAAACCCCATCATGCAGTTTCATTATGGCAAGGAGATAGAAAACTTATGCCGATTAGTTTAGATAAAATCAATTCCGCTCTTGATAGGTTGGATAATAAGGGTGGTGGCAATCAACAGAATGACGCTCTTGTTAAGTTGGATGAGGGAGAGCATCAGATTCGTATCGCTCCATACAAGCACGACTTGGATATGCCATTTCGTGAGTTGTGGTTTCACTTTAAGATTGGTGGTCGCACTTTCTTGTGTCCCAATAAGATGAAGGGTGAGCCTGACCCTATTTGTGATTTCGCCACTACTTGTTGGAATGAGTATACTAAGACTAACGATGAGTCTTATAAGGAGATGTTTAAGACAATGGCTCCCACACTTCGGGTCTATGTGCCTATTGTTGTGCGTGGTCAAGAAGACAAGGGTATACGTTGGTGGAGTATTTCACCCCGCACTACCTACAAGGAAGTGCTAAACCATGTCCGTAGTGGTTTGCGTCAGAATGTTGACATCACTGATGCTACTGAAGGTTTGGACTTGATGGTTACTGTTGAGCCAGGCTTCAATGGTTGGTTGATGCCTACTACCATTACTACTGCTCTCAAGCCCACTCCTTTGGCTGGCACAAAGGCTGAGATTGAGACCATCATTGATAGTGTTACTGAGGTTGAGACACTCTTTGAGTATAGCCCAGTTGAAGAGATGAAGATTGCTCTTGACAAACACATCAACCCCAACGCTGATGATTCAGATTCATCAGCAGGTGCTGCTCGTGATTTCACTTCCAATGACGAGAAGAAGGATACTGGTGGTGATGATAAGGTTAGTAAGAAGATTGATGATGCTCTTGACAATCTTCTTGGTGACAAGGCCATAGACTTTAAGTAATGGCCAGAAAGAAAATAAAAGCAACCAAGTCTTCTGTAGAAGAAGATTCGGTACTAAACGATATACTTGTAGATAGTCTTAACAAGAAGCTCGGTGATGTAGCCTACATTCTTGGTAAGGGTGATAGTCCACCAGAAGTAAAGGAGTGGCTATCAACAGGCTCTACAGTATTAGACACAATCATCTCTAATGATGAAAATGCCGATGGGGGCATTCCCGTTGGTCGCCTCACCGAAATATGTGGTGAGGCGGCCACTGGTAAATCCCTATTGTCATACATGATTCTAAAAGATTGTCAAGACAAAGGTGGTATTCCTGTATTGATTGATACAGAGAATGCTTGTAATGAAGACTTCCTAAACTTGCTTGGTTTGAAGTTTTATCCAGAAGGCTCCCTTGTATACATTCAAGTTGAGTCGGTAGAAAAAGTATTTTCTGCTATTGAAGAAATAGTCCGTAAGATTAGGGAAAACGATAAAGACAAACTGTGTTGTATTGTGTGGGATAGTGTGGCTGGCACTTCCACAGATGCAGAAATACAAAATGATTACGGTGAAGCTACCATTGGTATGCAAGCTCGTATGATTGGTCAAGGTCTTAGAAAACTCATACGTTTTGTTGGTCAACAAAGAGTTGCTCTTGTGTTTCTAAATCAAGTGAGACAAAAGATTGGTGTATTCTTTGGTGATGATACGGTAACGCCAGGCGGTAAGGCCATTCCTTTCTTTTCTTCTGTTCGTATGAAACTATACAGCGGTGGTAAAGTAAAAGCTGGTAAGGATGTTATTGGTGTCGGTATCAAACCAAAACTTATCAAGAATAGAATGGGCCCGCCTCATCGTGAAGCCGAGTTGAAGATGTATTTCACAAAAGGTTTGATAGATGAAGAGAGTTGGTTAGACATACTTCTGAAGTCTGGTCATGCTGAAAAGATTAGTGCTCAAAAATCATCTATTACCAATAAGGATACGGGAGAAGTATACGAGTTTCAGAATCGTAAGTTTGTTGATTGGGTACGTAAAACAGAAAACAAAGAGGCCCACACCTATTGTAAGGCTCTTGTAAAGTCTGCTCTTATCATAGAGCAAGACCCCGATAAGAGAGAAGAAGAAATAACCACTGAAGAATTGCAGGGAGAAGAAGAGCTATAATGGTCGCAAAACTTACACCAGAAGATAGACAGAATGTAAACGAAGAAGAAGAAAAAACTTCTAATGGTGTAGAGTTAATTATTCTTACTCTATGTCTATCAATTCTTGTAGGTTTTGGTTGTTTGATTGCTGGCATTTCATGGATATTTGCTTATCTATGGAATGTCGGCATCGCCCCTCTTGGATTACCAACCATTGTTTGGTGGCAATGGACAATCTTCTGGTTCTTCATAGTAACCATCAAAAATATCTTCAAAAAAGAATCCTAAAGATGAATCTAAATTTTTTTGATTGATAGTCATTTTTCTAAAATTTTCTAGTCTATATTTATTCTACCAAAAGGTTAAAATGAATAGTGCAGTGCAGGAAGTTACGAGTAATAAATGGTTCCGTATTGCTCGTAATGAATGTTTGAAAAGTATGCATCACACTAGGTTTGGCACAGTTTTGATTCTAAAAAATGGTAAGATTTTTGTAGGGTGTAATAAAGATAAAAGTCACCCTATGCTTAGAAAACATTATGACTTTTTTGCACACAGTATCCATGCTGAGTTAGATGTTCTTCTAAAGGTAAACCCCTACCGATACGAAGACAATCTGCAAGGGTCAACAATGTATGTTTACCGAGAAGATAAAAACGGTTTACTCAAACCTGCACACCCATGCAAGTCTTGTTATAAGATAATGAAAGACTATGGTGTTAAAAAGTGTTACTACACTACATCTAAAGGTTTTAACTTTACCCTATTATAAGGAGCAACAAGTGTCCGATAAGCCTGTATTGTTGATTGATTTACTCAATCTTTATTGCCGTTGTTTTTCATCAATACCATTGACCAATGATAATGGAGAGCACGTAGGTGGTTTTTATGGAAGTCTAAATGCACTTCAAAGTTATATCAACAAGTTTTCACCAAGTGAGTGTATAATCGCTTGGGAGGGTGCTGGCTCCTCTCAGAAACGAAGAAAGAAGTTAGAGGATTACAAACGAGGTCGTAAGATGGTGGGGATGAGAAGGGGGTTTGAGACCTCAGATGAGAGTGAGAAGGAAGCCTTCGCTCGTCAACTTGAAGCGTTGAAAGAGGCTATGGAGTTTTTACCTTTGAAACAAGTAGCTGTAAAGTATTTGGAAGCTGATGATGTTATTGCCTATATGTGTAAGAATACTATCAAAGACCGTAAGAAGGTCATTGTCAGCACTGATAGAGACTATCTACAACTAGTAGATGAGAATACTAGTGTATTCAGACCAGTAAAAACAAAGACCAACAAACAAGGTGAGTTTATTGACTTGGAGTGGATGCATCAAAAAGAAAACATTCACCCACCAAACTATGCCTTACTCAAGGCTGTTGTTGGCGACAAGAGTGATAACATACAAGGTGTAAAAGGTATCGGTGAGAAAACAGCCCGTAATCAAATACATCTCCTGTGGGATAATGAAAAAAGTTATGATGCAGGTGACTTTATAGATTGGGCAAAAGGTCGTAGTGAAAAGAAGTATCAAAAGTATGTTGAGAATGAAGAGTTGATTAAACTGAATTATAGTATTGTACAATTACAAGAGCTAGACATTTCTCTTGCCGCTATTGATACTATAAATAAAACTTACGATAAAGATGCGCCTAAGTTTAATTCTTACAAGTTTCGTATTAACCTACTAAACGAAAATGTGAGTCCGTCAAACTTAGATAATTGGGTCGCATCGTTTTCCATCTTGAAAAACTAAGGAGATATTTAGGTGTCTAATAATACTGATACATTTGAGTCTTTTGGAATTGGTTTTCAAAACTGTGTATTGCAAGGTCTTATCACTGACCGTGTTTTCTTTGAGAAGTCATTTGAAACATTGAAAGATGAATACTTCACCAGTGACGCTCACAAAACACTTTGGACAGAGATAAGAAAGTTATTCAACAAGTATAATACTCCACCATCATACGAAACAGTAAAGGTGGAAATATCAACAATGCCTGATGGAGCATTGAAGGAAGACACTATTGAAGTATTGCTTGACATTCAGACGAGAGTCAATCGTCAAGAGATAGAATACGCTAAGGACAAGTCAATAGAGTTTTGTAAAAACATGAGTATGAAACAGGCTATCCTAAAGTCTGTTGACCTTCTCAAGGAAGGTCGTTATGAAGAAATACAAAGCACCATTGAGAATAGCTTGAAGATAAACACCGAGCAAGACTTGGGTCAAGACTTTTTTGATAGCTTTGAATCACGTAGACAAATTCACACAAGACAAACTATACCTACTGGTTTTCCATTGTTAGACCAAGAAAGTATCTTAGATGGTGGATTAGCTGCTGGTGAGCTGGGTGTTGTTATGGCTCCAACTGGCGGCGGTAAGAGTTTTATGTTGGTCAACTTTGGTTATGGTGCTTTGGCTGCAGGTAAGAATGTTGTCCACTACACTTTTGAGCTTTCTGAGTCACACGTAGGTAATCGTTATGATAGTCGTATTACTGGTATTCCAACTAAGGAGTTGATAACAAGACAAACAGAGGCCCAAAACCTTATGCAACGATTCACTGGTGGTAAGTTGTTTATCAAAGAGTATCCACCAAAAGTTGCTACAATCAACACAATCAAGTTTCATATTGGTCGTTTGATTTCTAATGACATTGAGCCAGACCTTATCATCATTGACTATGGTGATTTGATGAAGTCACGTAGAGGATACGAGCAAAAGAGGTTTGAGTTAGAAAGTATCTTTGAAGACCTTAGAGCCCTGTCTATGGAAATCAAGAAACCTATTTGGACAGCAACACAAAGTAATCGTGAAGGTTTCAATGATGATGTTATTACCATTGATAAGGTCGGTGAGGCTATCAACAAGGCCCATGTAGTTGATTTCTTTGGGACATTTTCACAACGTAAGTTTCACATTGGTAAGAATCGTATGGGACAAGCTGGTATCAACTTCAACATAGAGATGAAGCCAGATAGAAGTTTTATTGACCTAAATGATAATTTGCCAACAGGTTTTACCACAACTGATAAGTTAGCCAATCTTCTAAATGGTGGCAATGAAAACAAGATAGGCTCTCTTTATAGGACACACAAGGATGGAGTAAATGGATAGGTTTACAATTACTAGAACTCATAGATGGGGTAATGCAGACATAAATATTAGAAATGTTTATTCAACATCAAGGTCAAAAGCCAAGAGAGATGATGTGATTAGGATGGCAAATCAAATGATAGAGAGAGAAAGACTTCACACTAATGAAGAGGTGGAGTATGAGGTGCTGTTAGCCTACGACAATGGCAATACAGAGTTTATACATCGTGTTGAAAAGATTGGAGCTAAAAGCACATAATGCCTACTTACGATTTTGTTTGTGATAAGTGTGAAGAAACATTTGAAGTAAGTATCTCTATCAAGGACTACGACAGATACAAGAAACAAAATTGTCCTAAGTGTAATAAGTCGGACAATGTAAGAAGAAACTACACACCGCCTGGCATCAAGTTTGGTGCAGGTTTTTTCAAGGATGGTTATCAATCAGCTAAAAATATACAACAATCAACAGACGGAGACTAACATTGGACACAACTCAACAAATACTATCTGAGATAACAGTGCACATGAAGTATGCTCGTTATCTTCCAGAAAAACAAAGAAGGGAAACGTGGGAAGAACTTATCACTCGCAATAAGGAAATGCACATAAGTAATTTTCCTAAACTCAAGTCAAACATTGAAAAGGCTTATGAGTTTGTATATAATAAACAGGTCTTACCGTCTATGAGGTCTTTGCAGTTTGCTGGTCCAGCTATCTCTCAGACTCCTACAAGAATCTATAATTGTGCTTATTTGCCAGTTGATGACTATAGAGCCTTCAGTGAAATAATGTTTCTTTTGTTGGGTGGCACAGGTGTCGGCTATTCTGTCCAAAAACACCATGTAGAAAAACTACCATCTATTACTATTCCTACGAAGAAACGGAGATACTTAGTCGGTGATAGTATTGAAGGTTGGGCCGATTGTATAAAGATGTTGATGAAGGCTTACTTTCTTGGAAAGCCTGACCCCGATTTTGATTTTAGTGGAATTAGACCAAAAGGTGCCCTACTAGTAACAAGTGGAGGCAAGGCGCCAGGACCAGAGCCTCTCAGAGATTGTGTCCATAACATTCGTAGAATTTTTAACAGAAAGCAAAACGGTGACCAACTTACTACACTAGAAGTACATGACATTGTTTGTTGGATTGCTGATGCCGTATTGTCTGGTGGTATTCGTAGAAGTGCCACTATCAGTTTATTCTCTCTTGATGATAAAGAGATGCTACAATGTAAGTTTGGTAATTGGTGGGAAACAGAGCCACAAAGAGCAAGAGCAAACAACTCTGCTGTTGTTGTAAGACATAGAGTAAAGGAAAGTGACTTCTTTGACATTTGGGAAAAGGTAAAAGCCAGTGGTGCTGGAGAGCCAGGCATTTATTTTACTAATGACCAAGATTGGGGAACTAACCCTTGTGCTGAGATTGCCCTACGACCTTTTCAGTTCTGTAACCTTTGTGAGATAAATGTAAGTGATGTAGAAACACAAGAAGAGTTGAATAACAGAGTTTCTGCTGCTGCCTTGATAGGCACACTACAGGCCGCTTATACAAACTTTCATTACCTAAGAGATGTGTGGCGTAGGACAACAGAAAAAGATGCACTACTTGGTTTGGGTATGACAGGTATTGGTAGTGGTAAGGTACAGAAACTAGACTTGGAAGAAGCTGCTAAACTTGCTGTTGATACAAATAAGTATTATGCTAATGAGTTGGGTGTCAACCCTGCTGCCAGAGT